GCTCCACCACCAGCGCACAGAATGCTGACGTAGTGGCTGCCGTCCAGGCCACCGTGGTCAGCGTGCTGCCGCTGTCGATGGAACAGACTTCACGCCCGGTGGATGGGGTGGAGTAGCCCGCATCATCCCATTCCGTCCAGCTGGTGGGCGGTGCGGTGTTGGTGGTGCCCGTCTGGCCGGTCATCACCGCGCCGATAGCCGGGTTGGTGGTCAGGATGGCACTGGCCAGGGTGATCGACGGCGTGCCGGTTGACTGATTGTTGGCCTGCAGCGACTGGCGGACGGCTGCCGCGCCGACCTTGCTCATGCCTGAAACGGCGAGCACCGAACCGAAGCCGCCGCCGCTGTCGCCCGACTGGGTCATGGTGAAGATCGTGCTGCTGGCTGAACCGATCAGGGCGGTGCGCACGAACACCCACAGGGAATCCGCGCTGCCGTTCTTGGTGGCGGCAATGACCTGGGTGTAGGTGCCGCTGCTGTTGTTGTCGGTGATGGTCGGCGCCTGGGCCGTGGTCCGTCCGCTGTTGGCCACCACCACCACAATCAGATCCCCCACCGCTGGGGTAGCGGTGACGGTCTTATTGCCAGCAGTGGTGGTGAATGACGAACCTAGACGGGTGACCGCAGCCATGGGCTACGCGTCATTCAGGTCGATGCTGGTCCCTGCTGCCAGGACGGTATAGGTTCCCTGGGCCGCGAACACTTCATCGGTGACGTCTTTCTTGTAGTAGCGGACCGTGCCTGCCGTATTCCACAGGCTGATCCAGGCCACCGTGGTGGCGGGCACGTCCAGGACCACGTTGGCCGTGGGGGTGGCTGCTCCACCGGATGCCGCGTTCCAGGCAATGGCCTTCCGCGCATAGGCTGGGCTGCCCCCGGTGACTTCATTGCTGGCACTGTTCGCACCCCCCGGGTCACCCGTATGCAGGGCTACCCGTAGGGCCAGGGCGGCAATGGCGTCCACCCCCACGTTCCGGGCCGTGGTATCCAGGTCATTGGCCATCAGGCTGTCGTCCCATAGCGGTGCCGTTCCCCGTTCCCGGACAGTAGCACTTCCACGTCCGGGTCCAGCCTATTCAGCAGCCGGGTGTAGTTTCCGAATTCCGGTGACCCCAGGACCCCGAACGGGGAATCCTGCCGCTTGAACCAGCGGGCCATTTGGATCAGGCACGCCTGCTTGATCATGGCCGGGACCGGGTCCAGCTGGTTGCCGGTGGTCCCCAGGGCTTGATCAATCGCGTCCGTGGCCGCTTCCAGGGCCAGGTCCACCCGATCATCGTCCTGGGTGTCGGTGTCAGGGATACGCAGGTAGGACTTCGCTTCAGCGGACGTGGCATACGTGGCCACCGCGAAGTCCCTCCTGCTCCCTGGTCAGCTGCTATGCAGCGGTGACTGACAGACCACCCAGCCGGGTGCCCACCACCAGGTACGCCCAGATACCGATCCGAATGGCCTGGGGTCCCACCACCTGGTCATACCGGAAGTCGGCAATGCTGGACTCGAAGATGGCATAGTCCGCTGCCCGGGCCGTCACCACCACGTTGGCCGTGGATGCCCAGCTCAGGTACGTGTCAGCCCCCAGGACGTTGGCCCCGGTGCCCCCTGCCCGGGCCGTCCCGTCACTGTTCATCGGGCCGATGCTGGGCAGGAATGGACGCCCGGTGGTGTCCCCCTGGGCCAGCAGCACCGCGAACAGGGCTGCCGGGATGAATTGGGCCTCAGCCGGACTGAAGCGCGTGGTCTGGTACTTGATCACGTTGCCCAGCACCCCCGCGTACGGGGTGGCTGCCGTGATCGGCGTACCGGATGCCGTGGCCCCGGCTTCCACTGCCGTCTTGATCACGGTTTCCGAAGCCTGTGCATAGGCTTCCACCAGGTCCTGCATCAGCATCTGGTCAATGGACGGGTCTGCCCCATCCAGAACCTGACGGCTGACGTCGGTGAACCCACCGTAGATCAGGGGGGTGACGGTCACCGCCGTGGTGGCCAGGTCCGTGGCACCCAGGGCTGCCCCTTCAGCCGACTGGACCACCACCGCGCTGGACGTGGTCACCTTGGGGAAGATCTTGGGCTGCGCGTCACTGATCGGAATGCGATTGAAGAACCCACCCATCGGACGGCCCTTCAGGATGCGGGGGGTCAGCAGCCCGGGCAGGTACTCGTTGGGGTACGCCCCCGGGACTTCACTGGCCAGGACGTCACCGGCCCGCTCCATCAGCTCCACCTGGTCAGTCAGCAGCTGCTGGTGACGGCTCAGCCGCTCCTGGGCTGCCGTGTCACCGGTCATGGCATGAAGCCGGTCACCAAAGTACGACACCCCAGACCGTGGCCCGTAGACGGCTTCCGCTCGGCTGATCCGGGCTGATGGCCGGATCGTCTGGACCGTGGCCGATTCCGCCACGGATCGTTCCGTCCGACTCAGCTCAGTCACCTGGGACGGTTCCTGGGGCGGATCGGGCTGGGGATCAGGCTGGGGTTCGGGGGTTTCCCTGACCGCTGGGCTGGACTCGGTGTCCATCGGTTCCTCCATATCTCGAACGCTCAATCGCGCCCCATCGTATGCGGGCGAGATAGACCCGGCGATTGCGTGAAGCGTAGCTTCCCGCTGCAAGGTTGTCCCGTCCCTCAGTCTACGCGAAGGCGTCCCGCCTGGTCCGAATTCCACGGACACGCCATTCAGTCCGGCCTGGACTTCTGCCAGGTACTGGTCCCCCGCTGGTGACTCGAAGATGGATGCGCGGAAGTGCACCCCGTCCGGGGCATCTTCCAGGTGATGGACGGTTCCGATGGGACGCTCACCATGGGCCGGACGGAATGCCATCCGTGCCCCGTCCCGACGTTCCATCCAGCGGGCCACGGACCGCTGGAACGCACCAGGGGCGAATGCTTCCGCCCCCAGGTCAGTATGCAGGCTGACCACCCCGTACGGGATGGCCGTGCCTTCCACCATCCGGGGCTGATCCGGAATAGCCCGGATCGTGGATACCGCGTCCGTCTGCCAGGTGGGCATCAGTCTTCGGCGTCCAGCTCCGGGTTGCCCGGATTCATGATCGGCCCACCCAGCTTGGGAAGTTCTTCTTCATTGGCCAGGGCCACCGCTTCCTGCACCATCTGCTGCCGCTCCAGCTCGGCTTCCCGGGCCGGGTCCGGCTCAGGCTCCGTGTCAGCTGGGGTGGTTGCCTTGGTCAGTGCCTTGTTGTCCTTGTCCAGGTCCTTGAAGTCCTGGTCCTTGGGTTCCTTATCCACGGCTGAATCCTCCTGCTACCGGTTCCGGTGACCCCACCCCTGGAATGGGGGATTCCAGCGGGGGAAGACCTTCGGCTTCCCGGACTTCATCTGGCTGCATCCAGGCCACGTTGCCGGTGGCCAGGTTCCAGGCCTGTGCTCGGGTGTACTGGGTGCCCATCGTCAGACGGGACACGTCCATCTGCATGGTACGCCCCGGCAACAGGTCCGTGATGGCATCTTCAATCGCGCCGATGTAGTTCTGCAGGGTGAAGCGCACCAGGTCCAGGTTGGCTGACTCGGTGCTGGCATACGTTTCGGAGTCACCAGCTGGGGCATTCACCATCCTGGTGGGCACGCCGAAGTACCTGCCGATATCGGCCACCATTTCCCGTCGAGCTTCCACGGCGGATTCCGTGGTGGGGTCCGCCCCGAACGGGTGAGCCTTTAGGCCACCGGACAGCACCGGGGCGTAGTCCGGTCCCCGGCTTCGGCGTTCAGCCCACCGGTCCTGGACGTCCGCTGCCTCAGTCGCGTTCAGGTGCAGGTCCGTTTCCAGGGCCACGGTGGGGGATCCCCCGGCCTGCCAGTAGCGGGACGCGTACTGCTCCGCTGCCATGGCTGCCGCGAACGTGGTCCGGGCCAAGCGCATTACCCCCCCTAGATTCTCACCAATGGTGGGCTGGGGGGATCGGTGCAGGATCACCAGCTGGTCCCGGGTCACCCGGGTGTTGCCCACCCAGAATTCAGACGGCAGCAGGAACGTGTCTAGGCTGATGGGCTGGACCTGGGTGGGGTCCAGGGGCCACAGTCCCAGCGGGCTGCCGTCCTGGTCCTCCCCGCCTACCTTCAGCAGATAGGTCACGTCGTACAGGGCCAGGGTGCTGACCACCAGGCTGACCCACTCCCGACGGGTCCGGTCAGCCTGGGGCCGCTTCACCAGTCGGCTGGGGGGCAGGACCAGGTTTCCCTTCAGCTCGTTCCAGGGCAGCTGGCTGACCCCGTTGCTGAGCACGTCCAGGCAGCGCCAGACGGCAGACAGGCCCAGGGAATTCAGGGCCGTGACGGACGTATTGAATCCCACCTGAGGGGGGCCGATCATCACCGGACGGACCGGGTCCGCTTCCCGTATCAGCCAGGTGCCCAGCCGTTCCGTCCAGCTCACCGGGCGAGTCTAGCACTCAGAATATGGTGGGCAGCCTCAGGGTGTACGCGATGGCATGGGCTGCCAGGGTCATGGCCAGGAACGCATCAATCGGTTCCCCGGACAGTCCCCGGCTGTAGCGGAACGCTCCCTCGGTGCCCACCATCCGCTTGGCCACCAGTGGGGCTTGGGCATCCAGCAGCGGATCGTACACGGCCAGCCTGCCGCTGCTGATCATCTCGCCCACGTCCTGGCAGGCGTCCACCATGGCCCCCGGGGTCAGCCCATCCCAGGGAAGGTGACCGTCTGCCGCGTCCCGCTCGAAGGCACTGCTCACCCCCAGCACCTTGTCGTAGGCGATATAGGCCAGGGGCTGGGTGAAGTCGTGGACTGCATCCACCACCCGGCTGCTGGTCACCAGGTGCTCAGACGTGGCCCGGATATCGCGGAAGATTTCCACCCCGATCCGGCCATCAGGACGGACGGCAGCCACCGCCACCGTGGCCCGTATCGCTCCCAGGGCCACGTCCACCCCCAGGGCAAAGGGGCCGTCCACCCCGTCCAGCGGATTGGGGGTCCGACAGGCAGCCCAGCTGGCCGGGTTGATGGCGGCATCGGCATGGGCTTCCACGAAGTGGTTCATCCGTTCCCGCTGCCAGCTGTCGGGGGGCAGGGTCCGGTACTCAGCGGTGATGGCAGCCCGGGTCAGCCTGCCGTCCCCCAGGGCCGGGTTGGCCCGCTGCAGCTCGTCCCAGTCCAGCTGGGCATGGGGGTCCAGGGACTGCCACCATGCCCCGTAGAACGTGGGATCGGGTTCTTCAGCTCCCGCTGCCTGCCGCTGCAGCCGGTCGTAGAACGCCCTCAGCACGATGGAATCCAGGTGGCCCGCCGTACTGGTCAGCACCATGATCGGGGACCGCTGGGCCGACTGGGTGGGGGCCAGGGCTTCCCACAGGTCCCAGTCCCGTTGGGTCATCATTTCATCCCAGCCGATGGCCCCCGCACTGTAGCCCCGGGAGCTTCCCGGCTGACCGGTGACCGTATCGAAGTCCAGCCGGTCTGCCGTGATCCCGTAGTACTTGGTCACCCGCACGTCCCGCTGGGTATCGGTCCGCTGCTCCATATCCTGGCCCACGTAGCGGTACACGATCCGGGCCTGCTTCGCATCGTGCGCAGCAGCCAGCAGGGTGGTCCATTCCCGGAATGGCCCCTCGTCCTGTCCCTGGTCCAGCAGCCAGCCGAACAGACTCCTGACGATCACCGTCTTCCCGTTCTGCCTGCCGGTGCTCAGCAGCACGATCCGATGAATCAGATCCCCGGCCCGGTCGAATCGGAGTGCCTTATCGACCACGTACCGCTGCCAGGCACCGAAGGTCAGACCCAGCTGCCGCTTGGCCCAGCGGCGGACTCGGGGGCCGTAGGAACCGGCCACGTTCGGGGGGTCGGGGGACTCCCAGCGGGGCAGGATCAGCCGGGAACGGGGCACGATTTCCCTAGAATTGCGGGCTTGCAGTGGGTACTGGGGGGGTGTACCCAGGAAAAGCTACCCCCACCGTGCGCTGATCTTTGCCGCGGGCAGGACCACCTTGGCCCCCCGTGCTGAATTGCAACGTCGATGGGCAGCGCGAAGGTTGTCAGGTTGGTTGCTCCCATGGTGGGCCAGGGGGACCACGTGGTCCACGGTATCGGCACCTGGGTGATGGCACAGCCAGCAGATGCCGCTGTCCCTGCTGATCACGGCCAGCCTGATCCGCTCCCACCCCCTGGGCAGGTGACGCCCCTTACTCACCCCCCTAGGGTACGCGCTCACCAGGGCAGCAGGGCCTGTTCCAGCCAGGCGATAGCCTGCCCGCTGGTGATCTGATGGGGGGTCACGCGCAGCACTCGCCACCCCTGCACCAGGGCGGTGTTGTACTTCTCACAGTCACGCTCGAAGGCTGGCCCCCTGGTATGGCGTCCCCCGCTGAAGGTGCCCCCTTCCACTTCCAGGGCCACCATCACCTGGGGCCAGGCAAAGTCAAAGCGCCACCTACGGGGGGGGCTGAATCGGTACTCCCGTTCATGAGGCAGCATCTTCAGCCACTTCAGCTCCTGGGCCAGCGCATCCTCAGCTGGGGAATCCGTCCTGGGGATCATGGCAGTGGCACGCAGCGTTCCACTTGCTCCCCCCAGGACGGGGAATTCATGCTACCCCGCTACCGGGGCAGTCCAGGAACCACTTCCTGGACCCCCTGCAGGGGCAGCACGTCGGTGATCTTGCTGAACCCATTGTCCTTGGTCACGATCACCACCAGGCACTGGGAACCCACCGGATCATCGATGGTTTCCCCGGCCTTGATTTCACGCCCCAGGATGGCCTGCAGCCACTTGAAGCTGGTGGTTCGGGTGCTGGTGTTCACGCTGGTGGTGGCACTGATCGGAACCAGCTTCCCATCCACGTCCACCAGGAAGTGCCACTTTCGGAAGTCTGAACCCCCGTACTTCTCCGTCCGGGACAGCTCCACCTTCTCAAGGGAAGCCCGGTACGTACCTGGGGCAATGGATTCTGACTCAGTGATCTGGAACGGCATGGTGAGTACTCCTATCTGCTATCGGGGGTGATCCTGCATCTGGGGTCTTCTTCCTTACTCCTAGGGTCCTTAGTCCTAGGACTAATGAAGTCTGTCTTATCTGCAGGAAGGGGTATCCCTGTCTGATGGGGTCTTCTTGCTCCTAGGCTCCCCCCTTCTTTCCTTGTTTCCACTGATACAGGGTGAATGCTGCAAGGAACGCTTCCCAGTCCAGCGGGGTGACGTCCTGGGGGTACAGCTTCCAGCCTGACTGGTACTGGTCAGGCCGTAGGTGCAGGATCCCGTACTGCTGGATGGTGGGCATTTCGCGGGGGGTGGGGTCACCGGGCAGGCAGATGTACCCACCCCAGCTGTACCCGGCCAGCTGCAGCCGGGTTTCGGGATACACCCCCTTGCTGGTTTTGATATCGACCAGCATCAGGTCCCTGGACTCGGGCAGGGCCACGATCAGGTCATACGTGCCCCCGTAGCCCACCGCGAAGTTGACCACCGCGTGCTCACTGCTCACCACCTGGCCACCGGACGTCACCAGATCGTCCAGGTAGCCCCTGAACGCGTCCAGGTAGGGCAGGGTGCCTTCCGGCAGCTGGAAGCCGTCTGGGGGCGGCTCCTGACGTCCAGCGGCATCAGCCAGGGTATGGACCGACGTTCCCAGATCAGCTGCTACGTCCCGCTGATAGTCGGGCAGGGAAGCCAGCCACTTGGCGGCCTGGGCCTGCCCCAGCAGGGTCACCTTCCGGTTCAGCTCCCCGTTCACGTGGGACTGGACCGCGAATTCACTGACCACGCGCTTGGCCCAGGTGACCAGGGCCGGTTTATCGATCACGCGCAGGATGGTGGTGACCGATGGATACGGCCCGTCCCCGTTGAAGTAGTAGCGGTGATCCTCGGTCCGATACAGGCCCACCATCTTGCCCGGGGTGCTAGCATCTGACTTCCGGTCCGGTACCCCCCCCGGAATGGCAGATGGCCCCACTACGGTGGGGTCATTCTGTTGGGTCACCCCTCACCCCGCCCTGCCGGTTCGTCGGAAGCTGAAGCATCCGCCGACAGCCGCTCGACGATGGCGCGGGCTTGCGCCTCATAGTCGGGTTCGTTCAGCGTCGAGCCGTCACCTAGCGGAGTGCTGATCCAGTAATGACCAGCCTCCCGGCACGCCACAATGAGCCGCTCCACGCCTGCCTCGTCCAGCGTGAGGGTAGGGGGATGGGGCTTGGATGTTTTGTCCTCGTAGCGAGGGTGGTACTTGTGGCCGGGAGCCAGATTGTGCGGTGGCTCGTGGTATGACTTGGCGAGGCCGCAGTAGCAGATGATATTCACGACTCCACCAACCCGCGGGCAGCGGCGAGGGCGTTTGTAATCCGAACATCCTCGTCACGGATCAGTCCTGCCGTCGTGCGCGGGGTCACGCGGGCACTTCAATCGTCACCCAGTCGGTGAGCACGTGCAGCTCCCCCATCTTGGCGGGCAGGGGGTCCTTGGCCAGCAGGGTTTCATTCTGCAGGACCCAGTGGACTGGCTGGGTGGTCAGGGAACCTGGTGGCATCGTCACCTGGCCGATCAGCTCCCCGTCCAGGAACATCCTGACCGACTTCCCACCGCGCACTTCAATCGTGTACGTGTGCCACTCGAAGATGGACTCAGGGGGCAGGATGAAGCGGGTCTGCTTCCCTCCCAGCTGGTGGATGAAGCCGTTGCCATCGGCTCCTGCCTTGGCCTGGCCCTCGGGCAGATCGTATTCCCCCACCGTGCTGACACTGCCCCCCTTCACGGCCACCAGGTGGGCCATCTTCCAGCCTGCCGCTGGTCCAGCCAGCTTGGTCCGTTCGGTCACCCGAAGATCCTTGGCCGTGCCGTACTGGGTCAGGGGCGTGCCCACCCACCGCTTGCCCAGGGCATCCTGGTAGCCCATGCAGTCCAGCAGGGAATCGTGCTGGCTGATGCATTTCTTGGCGCTGTACGTGGCCCGTTTGCTGCTGTCAGGGTAGGTCCCGTCCCGGGCTGCATCAGGACGGGGCTGCAGGACTCCCGCTTCATCCTCGGTCCAGCTGCCCAGCGGGATGTTCTCGGTGAAGTCGGTCCGGCCCACGAATTTCCAGCCAGGGGCTGGGGTGCTGGGCATCGGTTCCCCGGACGGGTTGTCCCCGGGTTCGGGTTCCGGCTCCGGTTCCGGTTCCGGTTCGGGTTCAGGCTCCGGTTCAGGGGCAGGGGTCACGGTGATCTGCTGCACCACTTCAATGGTGGTGCTGTACTCCCCCGCTGACCCTGGGGCCAGCTCAAGGGGGGGAAGGGTGACGCGAACGATGGGATCAGGCATGGGGGATTTCCTTTCCGCGGATCAGCTTCCAGTACCCCATCTGGTGGGGGCTGCAGCGTACCGGCAGACGGGTGGGGGCTGCACCGAACCAGGGCACGAATACCCAGGTCTGGGTGCCGCGTAGGTGCCAGCGGCGGATCATCGCTCGGCCTCCGTGTCGAGGATGGCGAGAAACTGCGGCAGGGACACCGGCCCGTACTCGAAACGGGAGTGCAGCGCAGCCGCCCGAATCCGCTCCACGGTGGCGCGGCGCTCGGCGGCGAGGGCGGCGTCGAGCAGGTCGGCTTTCTCCTGGCGCGTAAGGGGCCGGTCGTCATAAGCCCATAACTGGAACAGCCGAGCTGCGCTTGGCAGCCGCTCAGCAGCGTCGTTGGTGGTCATCGCTCCGCCTCGGCGTCTAGGATGGCGTCCAGCCCGCAAGTACAGGGCGCATCCGGCTCCACGAAGCCCCGACAGGTGATCGGGTGGACGAGCCACGGTGCCAGCCGCTCTACGGTGGCGCGGCGCTCGGCGGCGGCACCGGCTGCCTTGCCCTTGTCGTAAGCCTGCTGAATCGCGGCGTCAATCAGCCGCTCGGCGGCGTCGTTGGTGGTTGTCACGGTTCTAGTCCTCCTAGTCCTCAGCCCCTGGGTGGGACGGTCGGCTGATACAGTAGCACACGATTCCCCCGCAGTGACTAGTCCTCCTGCGGGGGAATTTCCGTACTGGCCAGGGGGGTGGCCTGCAATCCCTGTTCAAAGGCAGCAGCTGCCCGGCTGGTGCTGGACCGCTGCATCTGGTCCCCGAACAGGTACAGGGACGCTGTCCCACTCAGCCCGGTCAGGAACAACTTGACGTCGGTTTCGATCACGTAGGGATGGATCACCAGGGCGTAGAACGTGCCCACAATGATCAGCAGTGCCACCAGGTGGGTGAACCACCGGACCGCCGTGTCATTCATCTGGGTGGTACTCCCTCAGCTGCAGCAATCACGTCTGACCGGCCCTTGTTGTACGCGGCTGCCTGGTCAGGCTGGGACGGACCCCCATCAGCCACCTGGGTCAGGGGCACGTACAGGCCCGCATAGTAGCCCGCTGAACAGTGCCAGAACGTGCCCTTGGGGGCCACGTCCTGGGTGATCCGGACCTTGATATCAGCGGGGAAGGCGGAAGCCTGGGTCCAGACCTTCACCTTCATCCGGGCCGTGTCACTCCACCCTTCCACCGTGGTGCCCGCGGCAATCAGGCAGGTATGGGGGCCATCGGGCAGGCTCAGCAGGGTCAGCTTGGGCATGGTGCGATTCTGTTCCAGAAGGGGCCATCCGTCCACTTCTTGGCCCGCGATATTCACACCCCAGTGCAGGTGGTTGGCACTGGCCCCGGTCATGCCCACGTGCCCGATCAGCTGCCCCTGCTGGACCCGCTGTCCCTTGCGCACGTCCATCCGTTGCAGGTGGGCATAGCCCAAGGTCCAGCTGGGGAAGCCTGCCCGGGACTGTCTGACGATCACCGCCCCGGTCCGGCCATCGGTCAGGGTTTCGGTGATCATTCCGGGGGCCGATGCCAGGACCGGACTGCCCCCCTGCCCGTTGCCGAAGTCCACGCCCTGGTGGGGGGTGGGGTGGTCCGCATCCAGGGCACCGAAGGGGGCCGTCACCCGGAAGGCGGGGAACCCGGGCCACGGTTCGCGGTGACCGTATATCCGGCCCGGGACCGGGTTGCCCAGCCCGGTCATAGCCCGATCAGCTGCAGCAGGGTGTGGAACAGGTCCAGCTCGGGGGCCACGGCGTGGACCAGGAGCACCACCAGCACGCCCCCGATCAGCCGCTTCAGCAGCAGAATTTCCCGGTCCTGTTCAGCCAGCCGTTGTTCCAGGGTGGTCACCTTGTCGCCCCGACCGACCTGGATTCCGTTGCCGCTAGGCTCCATCAGGCTTTACCCGGCTGCCCGTTGCCTGCTCCACGTCCCATATCTGACGGAGCTTCCGTCCCGCATCCTGGTGGGCCTGGAAGTCCACCATTTCCTTGCTGCCATCGGGGTTCCGATGGACCAGGTAGTCCAGGGTGGCCACCACCTTCTTCTGCCGGGTGCCAGTGTACGCTTCCAGCCTGGGCATCAGATGGCCGTCTGCTCGAAGATGTAGAACCGGAACGTGTAGCCCTGGGTGGTGCCACCTACCACCGAAGACCGGACCGCTGCCTTCAGGGTGGTCAGCCCTCCTGACTGACTATTGATCCACAGCTCCCACTGCCAGTCCACGTGGGCTGCAGAACCACTGCCGATCTGAAGGTTGGGCGTAGTCCGCACGGCCCCCGATTCAGATGCCAGGTAGCCCACGAACGCGGGCACGTAGTCCAGGCCGGTGTTCAGGTTGATCGTGGCCGTATTGCTGCCCGGGTTGCTGAAGCTGTCGGTCTGGATCGTGCCGGTGGCAATGATCCTGAACATATCGCCCGAACCATCGATGATGACGGTGCCCTCTGGGTTGACCACGGTGATGGCCCCATCGGTGACGGTCAGGCCGGTGGCATCCACGGTCACGGTGGCCGGGGTGTTGATCACGTTGGCCACCGTGGCATTGGCAGCCTGGTCGGCAATCAGCTGATCCAGCTGGGGCAGGGACTCGCCCAGAATGGCTGTCCAGCGGGGCTGATCGGGGGTCAGGAATTCCAC